GGTAGGTAACACCCCACCATGTACTGAGTCAGATGAGATACGGACAACGGCATTCGGTATGCGTGCTATATGTAGCAGTGCTTTGTTGATGTCCTTGTCCTTATGCGATCGGGTGGGTAGCCAATGCTTAGTGTTGAAGGTGCGTATAATCACACGCTCAATTTTGTAGGCAAGCTCAGCGCAGTAGACATCACCGCTGTCGAACCACCTGAAATACTTATCATTACCTATCGCCTTGACCATGGCATCCTCCCAATCGGGGAGTTGCCAGTCCGTCATGTTGTGTTCTCGTGCCGCCTTCACGACACCGAACCTGTACATACCTTGTCGAGCATAGCAATGTGAGCATGCTGCGACGGCAGTACCATCGTCCTCCTTAGCTCCAGGACATGTGTCCCATGCGGGGAGTGACCACGATTTGCAGGGCATCTTGCCTGTCTTACTCAGCTTCGGGCTTGCTCTCATTAGCTTTATCTCTTTGTCTTTCGGAGAAGGTATCCATCCAGTGTTGGAGTATATCGCAGGCTTCGCCCGGCATCAAGCCGTCGAACTGCTCTAGAAGGGGGCGGGCGGCGCCGAACATGTTCGTGATGCCACTCTCTCGGAGGTCATCTAGGAACGTAAGGTGCTCGGGCTTAAGGGCATCGGGTGTCTTTTTGTATTGCATTAGAATAATTCCTTTTGCTTGTAGAGTTTAAGGAAAGCCAAGGGCGTGATGCCCCTCTTGCTTCCTTCCGGGTGTTCATACTGGTTGTCCTCCGGCATGATGTTGTCGTAGTCTCGGACTAGTTCGCAGGGTATGTTCCACCTCATCTCGCAGTTGGGGCAGGCATGTGTCTCGAACTCGTCGCAGTAGTCGCCGTCCTCATACTCGAGGTTGCCTTCGCAGCATTCCTCGTAGTGTGCCTGCACCTTGGGTGGCATCTCGTATAGCAGAGTAGCAACCACGTCTGTCCCGTCGTCGTCGAAGAGGGGCTCATCCCAATCGTGCTTGTTGAAATCGTCAAGCGTCATGGTCCAGCAGTAGTCATCGTCCCGCTCGGCCTCAACATCTTGCCCATCCGATATGCGTATCCGGCTATACGAATGCACCCCCATGCCAACCTGTTGGGTCAGCTTCACACTTACGTAGCGTAGTATCATGCTCCGTCCTCCTCAATATTGGTGCAGTTAGAGCACCCTTCCCATGTTGCAGCTGCAGGCCGTCCGCAGTAGTCACACTCTGGGAGGGGCTCGGGATGTTGGAGGCACTGTCGTACCACCAGTTCAGTAATCGTCATGCTCTCAGTGTCGGCTTGCTCCCGCAGGTCAGCCTTCTCTTGAGGGGTCAGACGAATCTCTAATCGTTCTGTTCTTTTTGCCATGTTTCTAATAACAACCTTTCGACGTATTCAATCGTCGCAAACCCCGTCGAATCAAAGGCTTACGTCATTTCAATTAAAAATCGTTTCTTCCGCAGAAATTGCAACTCATCCCGGAGAAAAAATCCCCACAAAAGAAACGAAAAAACTCTGCAATCAACCGAAGTCGTTGCAAAATCAAGGGCTTAGACAAATCGAATAGGTCGAAACCTTTCTATTCGTCGCCGTCGTTAGCTCGCAGTATCAGCACCAACATCGACGCCAGCATGAGCGGCACGTTGTTGTGGTAGCAGCCGAAGGCGAACAGGATTACCGCCGCGATCGAGAGCATCACTCTACTGCGTCCCCCATCCCGACCAACCTCTTGACGAGGCTAGTAGGAAACACGTGGTCCGCCCCTGTATCTAGGTTATGGCACACGATAGGTCGCTTCTTTGCCCTAGTCTTGTAGCCTGTAACCTTGAACCTCATGCGGTTATAGGGGAACTCTTCGAACAGCTCGAGCCCTGTCTGCTCATGCATTCTATAGGTTCGGTACGCTACCGCTTCCTTGGTCATAACGTTGCCGCCTACCATCTGTGAGCCCTCAATCTTAAGGGTAAAATTGTTGTCGGAGAACGTGGCGTTGCCCGTCTCCAGGATAACTCCGTGCTCTTCGCCAAGGTCTGCAATAGCCTTGTCAATAGAGTCACGCAGTATACGTAGTAGTTGTCTATCAATCATTGTTCTTGTTCCCTCTCTTCGGGGGAGAAGTTGAGCGGGTCATCCTTGTAGACGATGCCCAAGTCAGACTCGCAGCACATCTTGCACCACGTGTCTGTTGTACTAGTGTCGAAGCTCACGTCGGCTCTTCCCGTATTCGGGTTGACCCAATCCTGAACCTGAACCTCTTCGCTGTCGCATTCTTTGCAGTGATACGGCATTACTTCCACCCCTGTCGTTGTATAGTTAACACGGGGTGTCGCTTGCCCTTAATCTTGATGGGTCGCTTGCCGTAGTCTACTAGGCAACCGTCGCACCAAATCTCAGAGACTATGTCGCCCTGTAACATGGCAGCCAAGTCGATTCTAATTGACTCAGCCCCATGGTATCTCACATAGTTACAGTGAGCGCAGGTGTACTTAGTTCTTACCATAAGTATCGTGCCCCTTGCACATGGCATTGAGTTCCTTCTTGATGCGACGGGCATCCTCGCCCCGCCAACCCTGTGCATTGCTTAGGAAGTACAGCAGTGTCATCTTGCAGTCGGGCTCGTAGTAGTACGGCTCTTCTATCTTGTTCATCTCGAGCATCGCATCTAGATACGGTCGAGCATGGGGGCTGATGTTCTTCCAGTTGAACTCTACGTCCAACGCTATCACGTTAATCGGACGTGCCATTACTTGACCCCCGATTGTGTTATGCAGAAGTCGAGCAGTTCCATGTCCGCCTTCATATTATCCTCGAGGAGGTTGCTTATCTTCTCCCACTCGTCGTCCGAAATCCGGCGACCGACGTGGTTCTCGATGTCATACCTACTCCACCAATCTACGGCACAGATGTTAGCCGAGTCGGACAGTAGCGTACGCCCATCGTTCTTGTTATTACCTATGTTCACCATTACTTGAGCCTCGGTATGCCGTGAACAGTGAGTCCGCAGTCTGCCATGAACAGGTCGCGCTTGAACTTGTCGTTCTCTGACGCACAGTAATTGGCGACGGCTTGACATAGTTCCTTGTAAACTGGTGCGCCTAAGCTATCCTTAAGATACCTCAGAACTGATGCTAATGCTATGAAGTGCTTTGCACTCATGCTTATACCTCTTATCGGGTTACGGAATTGCCCACGCGGGGATCGCGGGAGCGGTGACGGTCAGACAGTCAGACAGTCAGTCAGTTAATAATAATAATAATATATATACAGGAGGAAAGACCATGTAGTAGAGCACCGGTAACACGGGAGCATGACACTCACAGCAGGCGGTTATTATTCCTGTCTTTTACTACTACACAGTCAGGTGGGGGTTGCCCCCTGCACAGCTAATGCAGGAGGACTTTACATTCATTACAGAATCCGCGACATACTCAACAGCCTCCTTGACCACTCGAGCATCTTCGTTTTTATCTCCCCCATACCACACAGTTCACATGGCATGGACTTCTCCTACTAGCTTCATACATACGCCCACTACAGACGTGTGTTGCCATCGAGGATTGTCAGACAGTCAGACAATCAGATTGGGTTTGTGGGAAGCGTACATCATCGCATCGACACATTATTGTGGTACTAAATCCACGTATCGCTCAACAGTCAGTCCGCTTAACCCACCGATTACCCCACGTAAGGGTAAAAGGCACGCCCCCGTAGGGGCGCACCAGTCAGATTACTTAGCCTTAACGAGCTTAGCTTGCTGTGCGCGGAACTCCGCGAGCATAGCCTGCTCATCAACATTCAGTTTCTCCTTCTTTGCGGAGTCGCTCATTACGTTCATCGTAATACGCGTACCGTCAGGAAGTTTACCGTATGCACCTGCATGTATCAGTGTTGTAGAACCTTCCTTCTTGCTAAGCGTTCCGCTTGCGTTTAGGTCAATTATTACAGCCACCTGCTTAACAGTCAGCTTTATTGGCTTGTCCGAGTGTGCCACAACTTTACAGTTGCGAACTTTAATTTGTTCTAGAATATCCTGAACCATAGTATTAGAGTTGTTTAGAGCGTGCCGAAATAGCACGTCTTTGTCTCGGACTCATTATCAATAGTCTCAAACGCCAATTTGTCTATAATTTTCTCAAGAAAAAAATAAATACTTTGTAACTCATTGAAAACAAAGGACTTACAACGACCCCAAAATAAATCTCGAAAATATTATAGACAAATTGCTGTTTTAACCTATTGATACTGTAAGATGAGTTCTGCCACTTTCGGCACAACCCATAAAGATAAGATAATGAAACAGTTCCTACTAAATGAAATAGCACTACGCTACGACTCTAAATTACAACGACATGCTAAAGCCCAACTACTAGGCTACAGCTTACGAGATGTTGACGAAAGAGACGTAGTACAAGACGCTATAGAAATTTTCCTACAGCAAGACGCTACGAGATACAACAACGTAGTGCACGCTGTAAAGAGCCTGTACCAAATAGTAAAGTATCAGTGTAAGCCTTACATTAAACGCCGACATTTCAACGGCGAGGTTGCAGACGCAACGATAGAAGATGTTGCTAACAACGATGCACTACAACTACAAGTTATAAAAGATGTCGCACTACGGTGTAGCATTAAAGAACAATTTGCTCTTGAGCGTAAACTCATGGGCGATAAGTTAAACTCAACTCAAAGAACCCAATACGCAAGTGCCAAGAAGAAAATAGCTAGTTACCTTGAGACGCCACAAATTCACTGTATAAAATCAGACGCTTGGGAACAACTCAAGTGGGCACGATAACTAGCAAATAATCCGCCCGTGCGCACCGTAAAAAGTGCGCATCTGCCCCCTACCCCCTCTCGGGGGGTCGGTCGCCCCCCGCCCCAAGCCACCGCGCTAAAAAAGACCCCCTTTGTGCTATAATACCCCATGCAAAGCGAAGACATACGTAAGAACATAGAGGCAATGTGGCTAGATCCACTCGAATTTGGCCGTGCCCTCGGCTATAAGGGGGTCGCCGGCCGCAAGCAGTTCGGCCCCTTCCACGATGACATGATGCGCCACGCCTATTCGCAACCGCGCACCAGCACCATCGTCCCTCGCGGCCACGCCAAGAGTACCTGCCTCACGGTCATCGACACATGTTGGCACCTCCTCCGACATCCCGAGAGCCGCAACCTCCTGGCCTCCGCCACCCTTGACCTCGCCAAGAAACTGGTCGGCGAAGTCCGCGACCGCCTGAACGGCGACATCGAACTGGCCCCCGGGGTCTTCCTCCCCGTCCGCGAAGTCTTCCCGTGGATCGCGCCCACCGGCGACCGCCGCAAGTCCGGCCCTACGGACAAGCTGAACATCTCGGGCCGCGCCGGCACCGGCCGTGAGCCCTCCGTCTTCGCCGCCTCGGTCGAGTCCAACCTGGCGGGAAACCACCCGACCCGCGCCGTCATCGACGACCCGGCCAACGAGCAGAACAGCCGGACCTACTCGCGCCGACAAAAAGTAATCGAGTTCATTGAAACTCTCGAGCCGCTGATGTACGCGCCCGACAGCCCCATCCGCCACATCGGAACCCCGTGGGCTTTCTCCGACGTCACCAACTATCTCACCGACCGGCCCGACTGGTCTCAGTTCCGCTACTCCGTCTGGGACGGCGCCAACCCCGACACCGGCGAGAAGGACGGCGCCGGACCCGGCCCTGAAGGGGGGTGGCCTCTGTGTCCTTCATTCCTAACGGGCGACGAGATAATAGAAAAGGCCGCCGCGCTGTCAAAGCAATTCTTCGCCGCCCAGTACCTCTGCAACCCCGTCCCCGCCGAGGAAGCCATCTTCGAGCCCGGACTTGTCGAGGCCGCCACCCATACCTACGACACTCCCGCCGACCTGCCCGACGGTCCCGAGATTCTACTCTACGATCCCGTTGCCCGAATCAGTGGGGTCACCGGCGACCTCAACGCCATCATCATCTTCAAGGCACTAACAGCACGGGCACTCGGCCTCAAGGGATTCCCCGACGACCGCAACATCTTCATACCAATCTACGCCCACGAAATAGCAGGCGGCGCAGACCTAGCCGCGCAACATATTGAAGAGCTTGCCGCCGAACGTAAGGCCCTAAAGAGTATATGGATTGAACAAGTAGCGAGCCAATCTCTCTTCGGTCCGTGGTTAGAAGAAAGAGGCAAAATAAAAGGAGCGAGAATACGGGGGCAAAAGATAGGAACTTCATCACTTGCTTATCGGCTAATGGGGCTGCAAACTGGAATGCGCAAGGGATATATTCTCTTCCCCAAGAAATTCCCCGGCTCCGAACTTCTGCGCCGCCGCCTAATCGAATTCCCCAAATCCGAATCCGATGACCTAGTATCCGCCTTTGCCCTGCTAAGTACCCACCTAGAGCGACGCGGAGCCCTCCCAGGTGTTGACTATGGCACACCGCTACCGTATAATCTCAACCCTGGTGCCATGACCTCCTCTACCTCCGGAGGTTGGCCCGGCTAACCTATGCCAAAGCTAAACGAAGAACAAGCCTCCGCACTCAAGGAACTCGTCCAAAAGGCGATGAAAGATGTGCGACCTAACATTACCGCCAACCAAGAGATAATCGCCGACCTCTATACGGGACGCGATCCCGGCGGCAACGAGCGAGCCCTACCTACGGGAGGAGTACCTTGGAACGAGCTACCTGAATTTACGGGAGGGCACGAAGCTCCCGACACTACAGCCAACCTATTCCTCAGTCGTCTCCGTCAGATTGTAGTCTCTACTACGCCCGGCCGTCCCAACTTTGAAATCAGCCCCCTAGTTCCCGGCGCCCAACATCTGACAGAAACTCAGCAGACATTGACGGACGTACTCCTACGCCAGTCGAACATCGAAGAAGTATTCGAGCGTGCCGCTTTCCTTGGTCCTACTCAGAACTACTTCGGCATTAAACTAGTTCCTAGTCCGGATGCTGAGAGCCCGCTCGACAGAGTAAAGTTCGAGGCAATCGAAGCAGAGTTCTGCGGCTACGAACCTCACTCCAAACGTTTCACGTGGCACACATATAACAAGCAGTGGGGCGACGTACCCAAGGCCCAACGCCCGACCATCAAGCCCGGCATGCGCAAGATGGAGGACTGGGATATGGTTTCGATTACGGAAGTATTCCACGAGGGGCTATCAATGGGCAAGCAGTACAAGTACCCGATGTCTACCTTCGTCAACTTGGAGGGAATTATTTGGGAGCGCCGCCGCAAGACGCCACGACTTGGCGACTACGTAGGAACACAGGGACTACCTGCTCCTGTCCTAGTCATCGACCGCTACTTAGACCCGGCACCAAAGGAAGATGTAGCACCTGCCGAAGTATCTTCGTGGGTTCCACTCATGCGTCAGATAGTGCAGGTCCTAGTTCAGATCGTCCGAGAAATCAATAGCACCAACTCAGAAATTCTGTACGATGCAGATGCAATCCCGGCCGACATCATTGACCACGTTCGTCGTGTAGCGGGAGGCAAGAAGGTTTACATTCCTGTCAACGTCAACGACGCACAGCGCGGCGTGAACAGCACCATGCGCCCTGTCGAGCGCAACACTCCACTAGGAGATTACTTGGCCACGTTGCAGATGCTACTCGGGCTCTTCGACGACGTTACGGGCGTAGGCCCGCTTGACCGTGGTGCCCCTACCAATCCCGAGAAGTCTGCGACCGAAGCGGCAAGCCTTACAGCCGCAGCCGACCGTCGCAACCAAGACCGCATGCGCGTACTCGCTCGCATGTGGGGCAAGATAGCCGGACTCATGTTCCGTTGGCAACAACCACTCTACGGGGAGAGTCTAGAGATTCCGTTGGCGGTAGGCATTACTCGGAACTTCAAAATTCCAAATGCAGACTCGGCACGCTTCGCTTTCCAGGTGGACGTAGCGCAACTATCGAACAAGTCTAGGGCACAGAGCATGAACACACTGATGACTGCGCATACCCTTCTTGTCAACGACGCATCAAACTTGCAGGACCCGAACGCGCTTCGTATGGTCAGCGAGTCCCGCCGTCGCTTGCTCAAGGCCATGGGTTGGATTGACGTGGACCTATATGACTCACCAGTCATGGGCGAGACGGGACCACTCGATCGCTACGTTGACGCCTTGGAAACTGGCAACAGCATTCCTGTCTACCAAGATGACAAGCACGAGGTCTACCTCGCCGCGTACATCCGCATTGCCGAGCGAGCCCTATCCGCTCAGAACCCTGACGTACCGATTGCTATGTTGCAACTTGCAGTGGAGGAGCATCAGCTATATCTACAGCAGCAACAACAGCAGGTTCAACAAGCAGGACCACAGGCCCCAGTTCCTGGCGTCGGCGCAACAGGACAGGTTGACAACCAAGTCGCGGCGCAGATGGCGGCCGGCATGACTCCCGAGCAGACCCCACAGACGGTACAGTAATGCGTTCTAAGGCCGACTGCGAAACCTGCGAAACTACTACGTCCTTCGAGAAGAAGAGCCTCTACGGCGATTGGGAATGCCTTCTGTGCTACACCTCGGTCCCTGTCCTACGGAACAGTGCCTCCTCAAATCGGGAGTCATACTCGAACATGGAACACCCCTCACTGCAGGTGGGACATCCGGATAAGAAAATAACCTCCCCCTCACACTACAAGGAAGTGTGTGCGCGGGAGGGAATAAATCCAAATACAGGAGAGTTTAACACGCAAGCAGACCAGGCGAAATCAGTTACAAAGGCTATGTTAAACTCAAAACGTAAGATACACGCCCCGGAAAAGTAATTAAAATTAGTTGCAAATCGACATATCTCTAGTATAATGTCGAGCGGTAGACCTCCTACCAAATGAAGCCTACGGGTATCTCACTCACAGAAGGAGCCAACATGACTGAAGAAGTTAACACAAGCGAGTCCCCTGTTTCGGACGAGCAAGCTACGCCACAGACCACGCCAACGCAGGAAGCACCAGTTGTAGATCCGGCCACCGCAGTCGAAGCACAAGTAGCCGAACAGCAGAGACAGATTCGTTCTTTGGATGATCTAGACCCTGAAGCCAAGCGCATAGCGGAGGCACACGCAAGTCGTGCTGTCAACGAAGCACTTCGCAACAAGCAGGAGAAAGGTGATTTCATATCCCGTGCAGAGATGGATAGAGTTCTAGAGCAGGAGCGCAATTCGGTCATTGAAGAAATGGCCGCTCGCGACAGTGCTAGAGATACTCTTTACGAGCATCTGCATAGCCATGGAATTTCGCCCGGTACCCCTGCGTATTCAGAGTTCGCTCAAGCATCTCAACTTTTCAAACCTGAACAGCTAATGTCTGCAGAAGGAGTAGCCGCCATCGTGCGTTCTATGCCATCTCAACATAACACTGACCAACAGGTAATGCCAAGCGCGGGTACGGGTTCTTCTCGTATTCAAGACCTAGTGGCTTCCTCAACTATGGGGGCCGCAGGACTGCAGGCAGAGGAGGCAGATATGAATGTGCGTGCTCACGAATTGTTGCAAGAGGCACATAAGCAGAAACGCATTTAGGCCTGGACGTCCATTTTAATTTTCTCAGTCTTCTACGGAGGGGACAAAAATGGCTTTACCATACTCTTACTCACGTGACATTGATACCTTATTCAGTGTTGCATCGGATACCGTCTCGGGCGATCCGATAAATTTAATTAACGCGGCAGGTGAAAAACTGCTGCCCGAACTTGCAGCGAAAGGCCGTATCTTTATGGTCAACGATGCTAAGCAAGTATCTCACCCTGTACTTCATACTGATGGTGGCGGCGCCATTGTTGATTACGTCGTTGACGCAAACAACGGAGGTTCAGCTAGTACAGCGACAGCAGGTCACGGCCTAGACGATCTATCTAACGAAATCTTGAGCCATGCGAAGTTCGATATGATTACATCATCTCGTAACATCTCATTTGCACAAGATATGCCTGCCGGCAACCAACTTGATTTTATGGTTAATCTACTGAAATCAAATGCGTTGGGTATCTTCGCACGGGAAGAATCACTTCTTCTTTGCGGTGGAACTGATGGCACAGGTGCCACTGTATCTTCTAACGCACCTATGAATGGTGATACTAACTTCAAGTCGGGTACAACAACTCGTGCTCCTATGAGTATTCTTGGTCTTTTGGCCGCAGGTACTGACAAAGGTGGCGATCCTTCTGTTGGTGATGAAACTGCCGAGTCCTTCGCGGGCTTGAAGATAGCCGACGTACCGCATTGGGCACCACAGCGCATTATTCATTCCGGCACAACAGGTTCAACAGCGGCAGATATAAGCGGAGCTGAATTAGAAGCCTCACTACAGAAGCTAATTCTTCAGTGTACTTTCTCAGGAATTGAATCTCCGGATACAATCATGCTTGGTACATCTGCCTATGAGCAATTCCTCAAGCAGTACAGAGGTCGCCTCTCACCTGTCCATTTAGTCGAAGATTCCGGATACGGATCTGAGTCCTTTATGTTCGCGGGCTGTAAAGTAATGCGTCACCGTATGCTTGAAAATACAGACGTGAAGTATGACCGGATGGAGGGAGACTCTGAGGTTTACCCGATTCACGTTCTAAACATGAAGTCACTTCGTATGAATATTGTGAAGCAAGACATGAACATCGGCGAAGGATTTGGTTTCCTAAGTTCTCCAATCGAAGGAGTATTCCCGCATCCAACTACAACTAACCTCTTCAAGAGAGTTAGCTGGAAGCGTTGTTACTCACTAGATAATGGTCGCCGTTCATTCGGTTCTGTTGACTTGATTAACGGATTTGACGCGTCATAATGGCTAGTTTTTCTTCACTCAAGACAAGGTTCTTTGACTGGATGGGCATCGTAGATGTCACCACCTTAGAGACGTCACGGGTGGAGGAAATACTAAATGCATCAGTTGCCTTGGTACTCTCAGAAGGAGTACCGGGGCTTCAGCAATCCATGTCGGGTTTTACGTACGGTGAACTTAGTGTTACCACCCAAGACCCCACAGCCGCAGGCTCGGCGGACGTTGTATTTACCAACGGCTCGGGCAACCTAACGGGCGTATTCCCCAACGACATCTTTGTCGCGGGCGACAACGAATACATTATCCACGAGGTAGTATCCGGCTCTGTCTCAGACGGAAGCAGTACTACGGCGATCAACTTGGGCGTTCCCGTAACATCCGAAATCAGCGGAGCCTGCACTATCAAGCGCCGCTCACTTGAACTCCCACATAACGGGCAGGTAATTACAGTGGCCGACAGCAACGGCGGCAAGTTGGAGTATTCTCCACTGACCCCGGCGGAAGGCCTATACGATAGCAGGCGAGGAGCATACACAATCTCCTACTCATCGAAACTAGCTAAGAGTTTCATTACAATTTATCCGACCCCTACTGCAAGCACGCAGTACACGATTATTCAGAACCGTGCAACAGCAGATGACTCCGACTTCGAGGTACCTGATGACCAGGTCTACCCCGTAATGATGCGAGCCATCGGCCTATGGCGCATGGTCAACGACGAGCAGAACCAAGTAGTGGCCGGCCTAACACACGCAGCTAAGGAAGACGCCGCCGACTTGACTCGAAATAATCCTGGTGCTCAGCAGATAATGGTCCGATAGTGCCGATACTTCCATTCCAACCCGACGTCCTCAAGCATACTGTAACTCGTATTACAGTGGGGCACCGTATTCAAATTGATCCTTCGGCGTGTATAATCTTAAACGCTAGACTCGCGGGCGTAGATGGAAATGTAACAGCTATAGTATATACCGACGACGACCCCGACTACGTATCTGATAACCCCGAGACAGCAGCGAGCGAAACCGATTTAATTGCATTGGCAGCCACTACAGGCGCTTCTGATTCTCAGAATCCTATGGCTCCTCCGACTCGCGCAGACTACGGTATCTTTGTAAAAGCAGAAGGAACGGCAGATAAGGAAGCGCTCCTCGAACTTACCTACGTTCATAGGGTTGACTACGAGCAGAGCTTTGAACCAATTAAAGTAGAGACGGTAGAAGGAGGACCGGCGCTAGGTTTCATTGGGGACTTACCCGGGGGCGAGACGTGGGAAGAAGGAACGGACGGTGATGGTGGCGGCGGCGGCGATACCGGAACAGGGGGAACAGGCTATAGTAGTGCCGACGGATCGAAGGCACCTATTGGAGAGGACCCTGACCGCCCGCCCCCTAGACCTGCTCCTCCTACAGGACCGCGTACAGGCGGACACATTTATTATGAGCCGGATATGATAATAATTATAGAGGGCCAAACAGATACATTTAAGGTACGACTAGACCCTGACTATACTCCACTCAAGGACGTAGTTATATCTGTAACTAGTGGTGCTACTGGAGATTTAACTGTGTCGCCTAGCACACTGACCTTCACTCCTTCCAACTTTACAACGCTCCAGGAGGTAACACTTACTGCGGTCAACGATTCTGATGTAGAAGATACGGAAGCAGTTGAAGTTACCTTATCTGTATCGGTAGGAGACGATGGCCCTTATGCTGATAATACAACAACCGTAGATAGAAAACTAATGGTTAGGGTAGTAGATACCGATTCAGATACGCCGGGGATCAGTCTTAATCAGCACGATATAGCTATAGTTGAGGGAGCCTCTGCCCAAACACTAAGTATATCTCTAACTAAGCAACCTTCTGCTGATGTTACAGTACAGGTAGGTGATAGCGAAGGCAGCGGTAGGTGGGAAACTGGAGTAAGCGGTTCCTATGCGGCTACTAAGGATTTAACCTTTACTAATGCTAATTGGCTAACAGCACAAGATGTTACAATAAGAGCAACATCTAATACAGACGTAGAGGAATTGAATCCTTCTGCCAGTGCTTTTACATACACTGTTACAGCATCTTCAGATTCTAACTATAGTAATTTAATAGGTAGCTATCCTAGTATACCTATAATAGTTTACGATAACGATGCCTCCAATTTTGCTGTAGGTATGTTCATTCTCCAAGCTGAGCATGGAGACTACGAAGGCAATCCTCAGTCCCTAATAACCGAGAGCGGCTCAGCCCTCATAAGAAACGAATAACATGGCAACAATTAAAACAAGCGATCTTTCCGCCCTAACTACTCCAGCACAGGGAGACGTTCTACTTATCTCAGATGTGTCAGCCAGTACCTCACATAAGGTAACAACCCAAGCACTAGTCGCCCAAGCCTACGCAGATATTAAGTTAGTGGCAGCCTCGGCAGCCCAAACTTTATCGAGTACCTTTGCTAAGCTTACTGTATTCGATTCTTCTACAGCAGCCCTCAACTGCACAGTTGCAGGAGATAAGGATAGTATTACAGTAACTAATGCAGGCATTTACTTAATTTGGTTCAATTGTAATTTCTCTTCAGATGCGGCAAAGACAATATCTCTTGCACTATCTGTTGGGGGAACAGAGGACGAAGATTCCCAAACAGTCCAGGTAGTACCTAGTTCAGGGGCAACAAACATCGAGTCCTCCTCCTTCTGCGTTCTTAAAAGCTTAGCCGCCGGAGCAGTGTTAACAGTAGAGGCTAAGGCTCAGTCGGGAACACCTGCCCTAACATTCAACAACATCGACCTAGTCATTAAGAAAATAGACGCCAGTGCCTAAGATACGCCTAGATAACCTACCTTTAGACCGACGCCAACAGGCGATGGGGGGTCAGGCTATTGTTAATAAGCGCGAAATAGATCCTAATACACCGGGAGTACTTAAACAACGCCACGGCTCCGAACGACAAGAGGTTGCGGACACAGCACTCGGATTAATCTCTGAGGGTAAGACTTCGTACATAACTAGCGAGCAGCCCATAGCACTGACGGGAGACTTCACCGCACTGTTCAATCTTAAGTGGGGTACGTTAGCAGAGGAAGGAGACTACCCCATACTAACATTACGTGCAAGCACCAACGATTCCCACTTCTATCAGCTATCATTAAACAGAACTGGGGAAAACCTGAAGTTTAAGATAACTGCAGAAGATGGAGACAGTGCAGAGTTTGCTTTATCTAGTGCTTTAACTGTTAACTCCTCCGGAGGTATAGCTTTTAAGAGAACGTCCAATGCTCTAACTCTTGAGCTGAACGGTACTGATATAGCTACGGAGGCAGATATGTCGGCAGCAGCACCTACAGGTCCTTTCTTCTTAGACCTACTAGGCACAGTACAAGGACTCAATGGTTTTGCAGATAAGCCTATAATAAGCTCCACCCACCCTGTTCTAAGTAATCTAAGATTAGACAATACAAATATATCTGTAGCTAGTGGTGATGATGCCGTACGAGAGGCAGGTGACTATAACTATCATTGGAAATTAGACGGCACTTATGAGACAGGTTATATTCCTGCTGATACAGGAACAAACCCACTCTTGGGTATTCCTTCTGCCCCTGTAGTTCAAGATAGTGCTCTACGCTTTAATGGAGTAGCTGGCACTCTAGTAGTAAGACACACTCCGGATTTAGATTACTATTTCGAAACATATGTAAACAACCCTAATACAGGAAAGTTTGGTTTCCAGATAGAGGGGACGCGGGCAGTTGAAACTACGCTTAGAGATACAGTACTAATTGACTATGGCGATCTCTGTAAGCTAACTATACTTACTAATGGTAAGGTTGAGTTTACTATGAATGGTGAGACTGCTACAACATCGTCCGCCCAATTTACATCTACAAGTGCAACCTATGCGTTTAAGATTTTCTGTGGTCGCGCTTCAAGTAATTTATATGTTCGCTCCGAAGTAGGGGGCGTGGTACAAGAGGGGGAGAATACCGATGGCGATAACCATATGCCATTCTTAGATTACAATACTATACCTAACTTTTTTATAGGTTCCGAATCGAGTTCCAACTCCACGGCTAGATTCAAGGGAAGCCTCACTAAGGTAGCTTTCTATCCTTCATACTACCAAGCGGATGCAGGCGACACGCTCGCCGAGTTTGCTTTCGATCTGACCTCATCCCTACTAGTGGATAAGTCACCGAAGAATAGAACGGCGGAAACCATGTCCCATTTTACAAATGAAAATGTAGACCCTACTTACTCACAAGGAGGGCTGACGGACGCACCGTTCCACTCGGTCGAGGCAGGAGTTGTTTTATCGGCTAGTGGCCCAAAAAATTATAATTCTAAACTTACGCGCCAGATTAGTGACGATGTAACTAGCTCCCGCCTTGGCCAGTTATCCTTCCTAGAATCCGAAGGAACTGTACATGTTATCAATAGAGAAAAAGAGAACGCCAGGACACTTGGAGTTCCCAAGCCAAACAGATTACTTACTCAGACGGCAATAGGAGGAGGAGCACTTAATGGAGCGTACAGTTATGGGTACCGGTACGTCTCAGACCTGGGGACTGCTGGCCCCGCCTTAAGATTAGATCCTATAAAGACAGGCGCTTCTGCTCGAGTTAAGTTAGGTACTCCCGCTGACCCTAGCCTATCTTCGTTGGGAGACACCTATCTCGTAACTCGTAAAGATGAGCAAGACTTTGGAAACCTAAAGGAAACAAACCCCCTAGCCGCAGGAACAAGTTGGCCACTAGAACTTTATGCACGTTCCGGGGAGTCTTCCGAAGACACAGATTGGAAAGAGACGATATGGCATCGGAGTGCCATGATGACACACGGTGGTGGTTGGCGTTCCGCTAGTAATACTATATCAATGCAGTCCCAAGAAAATTGGACTGTGCAGGTGGCCTTCAAGTATCGTAGGGCATGGCACTCCAACTACACTGCTATTGTAGGCATGAGTCCTGTAGGTAGTTACTGGCCTCTGTTTGGTACTATAGAAGAGAATGTACATTATCGTAATCCTACCTTCGCAGCCTATATAGACCACGGTGCCTTTGGCGGTTCGGGAGGTCGCCTTGTAGTATACACGTCGAAAAGAGATAAACCTAAAGCCTACCAATCCGGCCAGTTTGATATTAGCATAGATTTAAGTGCGTCTTATAAGGCAGGTACATTTGACGACACAGGCTACTGGGAGGAAGATTGCTTCTATAATCTTGTCTTTATTAAGACAGGAGATAAGCTAGAGGTTCACTGCAATAAGTATGAACACGAGTGGGGCTACGACGACCAATCTACTGAGCCTAGCTCCAAGTGGAGAACTTTTACCGGCGTGGGTACCGATACTATATTTGCAGGTACTGTAGCTAGAACTGTCACCGGTTTCGGGGTAGGAATGATACCTCGTTACGCAGCATTTAATCTGAATCTGAATCAGAATGGGCAGATGGTTGACTATGATTGGAATAGTACTGCCAGCCGTTTTATTCGGGATTGGGGGGGCGGCTCCACCGGGCTATGTCATGTCTTTAGAGTTTGGACAGCCGCCAAGTCTCTTGGTGACATTCGTAGTTACGGCGAAGATAGATTCGCGTGTATAGATGACCCAGACGTAGGAAAACTTCGGCAGCATCTGCTGTTCGACTTATTCCCTCAGTGTGCCGACGACGAGCAGTCTGCAACAGATGTCCATGCGTATACTCCACCCGGTCTAATGGACATCCTGTTCTACCATAAGATAGGATCTGCAACATATAGTTTTAAGAATGTTGTACTCGCTGGCGACAACGGCCCTGCTTCTAGTTATCATATTCTACGGCCGAAACTTTCTTACCTTGGTTGTGTAGGCGATAGGGGACTCACTGCTCACCCAGGTGTAACCGGAGGGTTGCCCGCAGGAAAGATATATTTATCTGACATAGGCAACGGCTCTTTGGTAGTAGTAGTAGGGTCTGAGTACTGGAATCACGAGCATGAAGGTAGGTGGCGTATTATGAATAGAGTATGGAACGAGCCTTACCATACGGCAGAAAATACAGTAGCTAGGGAATCACTGTCCTTTATTAATGATTGGGATGAGTTCAATTGGATTTCGACTCTACTAAGAATAGATACTAGCGCCGACGCGGATGCGGATGCTCGTTCTATTACTTTTGATAGTCTAGTAATAAACGGCAACCAAATATTTAGTAGTAACATAGGTGGGGAAGATACGCAATGGGGACGGATGATAACACAAGATACGGGTTATATTCACCTAGGTAATTGGGGACTCCGTAGTCCGGAAGACTTAGGAGCTATGAAGGCTACGGAAGTCCACGTTGGAGAATTTAGAATGTGGGATACAGATAAAGGCCCTGACCCTACTCAAGGGACTGGCTATGACTACCTCTTAGGAAGAGTAGGTTCCGACCAGTTCGATTATATGCGGCACTACTATAAGTTCCAACCTACAGATTTCAACGACCTATCTACGGATACAATAGATGACTATGGGGGAGCCTCAACTAAAGTCGCCTTGGAGTTACTGGATGGCGCTACACTGAATAGGCTACCGGGTGCTGTGATTTCGGACGTAGGTTTCCCTGACTCTACTCACGAGACGATAGCAGCGATAGAAATATTTCGTACTGCCGCTGTCCCTATCAATGACCACGAATCAGAAGATGACGTGCAGGGCGCACTAGATACCGCTCGTAGTGTACAGCAATACTTCCTTGCGCGTGTGCCTGTTGGAACTACACAGTACATAGATAGTAGCCCCGACTCAGCACTAGGGGAGGGGCTCAACTATACATCAGGTTATGTTCCGGGGGGGATTGTATCTGCTTTCGTTTGGGACTCTAGACTTGTTCTTATTGACGAGAATAATAGGATGTGGCCGGCGGAACCTGGCCCTCTAAATTGGGAGTCTTTCCCTATCTCAGTACCTATTCCAAATTTAGATGCTCCAGTTACAGCTGCGATTAACATACAGGGGGAGCGCAACCAAGCAATGGTCTGCTTACTAGGAAAGTCATCCGGAACCCTTCTTACGGGGTCACCCGATGCTCCTACTTCTCACGTGCTAGGAGGAGGTGTAGGTGCAGAGAATCAACGCTGCCTCGTACATACTAACGGCATTGCCTTCGCGTACAACGGAACGCTTTGGGCAATCCAACAAGGTCAGGCCGTAGACTTCGGCGGACCTGTGCAAGAGTTGCTACCTACGCCTGCAAATGCACGGGTAGCTACTTCTGCCAAACTCAGCTCACTGTTCGTAATAGATAGAGGTTCGGGGACTTGTCTCCGCTTCCACTTTCCAACAAAGCAGTGGACAGTGGAAGAGAGGTACGCCTTCGCGGTAGGTGATCTTGAAGACGGAACTGACGCTTGGATTTCCAAGTACGGCTCTTGGTCTAAGGGAAGTACTGAGGTCTACGGCGACGATGTCCAAGACGATACCGGTTCGTCCAATACGAATACTATTAATACTACCACGAAGATATTTACTACTTCGTCGGATCTATCCTCGACACTACACGTAGGCATGCCTGTAAGTATTGTGGATACAGCAAGCACTCCGAATGTAGTAAGCACCCACATTACAAAGGTAGATGGTGCCGCCCTAACAGTAGACTCTGTTTCCGGACTAACTGCCGGGTCATCTACTGCAGCTACAATATACTTCGGTGCGGGAGCAACAGGCTTGCTACTCGATACCGGACCTATGGATGTCGGCGACGACTCCGTAATTTCTCCTAAGTTACTAGTTGATAACTTAACAGGCACAGGGTGGGAGTACGCAGTTCATGCTACGAAACATCCGGGGGATCGAGATGCAACCCCTGCCCTGACCTACACATCTATGTCTACTGATTCAGGCTACCGAGCCTCCGGAGTACGTGGACGATTCCAACGTGTTGTTATTCGTAATAGAAAGCGAGAGGACGCACAGATTCCACTACTCGAAATTGATTTAAAATAATGGTTTGGCAAGCAATAGGCGCGGGGCTTTCTATAGCAGGAGGCATTACATCCGCAAGAGCAAGAAGAAGAGCTGAAGAAGCAGCTCGTAAGCAAGCACTAGAAAATAGGCGCATAATTGCAGAGGCATCCGAAGAGGCTGCAACTCAGATACAAGCAGGCGCGAAGCCACTACTAGCTCAGGCGGTAGGACTTGACCGTGCTAGTAGGTTCCGTGACCCGATGGTGGAGCAGGGGCTCGTCGCGGGTCTTAGGCAACAAGCAGGAGCACAGGCCGCGCAAGACAGACAAGTAGGGCGGGGCGATAGACGTGGCGCAGTAGTGGGCCAACTACTACGTGGACAAGGTCTGCTTGCCGCAGAGTCACAAAGAATACAGAGATTTACCCAACTGAGTCAAATGGCTGCTGGCTTACGCGGCCAAAGTGCCCAGATTATGGGACAAGCTGCCCAAGCTAGAATGCAAGGAGCAATAACTATGGCAGGCATTGATATTCCTCAGTCTTCGTACAGCCCACTAGGTGTCGGCTTGACAGCATTGGGTCAGGGTCTAAGCGACCTCGATACAGACACGGATACGGATACGGATACGGAGAATGCTACCCTCGATCCTAACTGGCTCGTAGCAACACCGGACGTTATTGCTCCGGACCCGTTACCTGATCCTTCTCCTCATGTTTCACCCCCACTCCCTCTTGGTCCTCTGAGCTTGGAGGAAGAACCTTCCTTTGATATACCCTACGGTTCTCCTAGTATGGGAAGTAGAGGAGACAACAGAAGAGGAGGACCTACTGTTCCTCATTTAAGGCTAGACGCTTCGCGCAGTCCTATTGGTAGGGAAACTTATGACGTTACGGGGTTAGGTCCTCAATTCGGTCCTCCGTACGAAGAGTCTTGGTTTAAGCCTTCGACTTACAGTCCCACTGACCCCCGAGTCGGAACCTCGCGCTTCGGCAAGATGTGGGACCCTATCACCCAAACCTATCGTCGCTAATGCCAATCAACGAACTAAGCGAAATCATAACCTACCTAGCAGAGATGCCAGGTAGTGGTGACCTTCGTTTATACGCGGAAGATAACTTGGCCGAAGATCGCCGGCAGGGTGAGGAGTACGACGCATCTCGCGACGAGATCAGGCGGGACGAGGGTGGCTTCAAGGCCGAGGTCTACTTGGACAGTGAGGGCTACCCAACCATTGGAGTTGGTCATAAGCTTACTCAGTCTGAGATAAACGAGTACGGTGCAAAGTCGCAGTACCCATATACGGATGCAGGCAAGGCAGCCATGCGCCGCGACTTTACCCGCGACGGAAAGGTAAAGACTTGGTCAGCGCAGAAAGGTGAGGAAGTATTTAGGGCGGACTACGATACAAAGTATAGAGACACAATGGCTGCCTACGGTGCCCGCCGGCGCGAGGTGAACGGCATGAGTTGGGACGAGCTTCCCCAAGAAGCACGCTATACCTTCTTAAATATGGGCTACAATATGGGGGGCGCCGGACTTCGGAACAAGTTTCCGGGCATGCTAAAAGCAGCAGCACGCGGGCAGTGGAAACTGGCGGCACACGAGCTAAAGTATAAGAGCGGTGCGCGAGTACTAGGGGGAGGCAACTCACTGTACAGCACTTACTATGCTCAGCTGTCGGGTGGTAGAGTAGGTTGGGAACAGAAGGTACATCCCTATTCGGGAAGACCTATCCGCACCATTGAGGAAGTGGGGAAGGACGGCAAGACGTACACATACGAGGCAACCGAGATGCGCGGGCACGCGAAAGTAGACGGGCAGTGGGCATCGTTCCCTACACTAGATTGGGACGGCACCCAGTTCGAGCGGAGTGCGGAGGGGTACGGAAAAGCGTATCAAGTAGCAGCCCAAAACAAAGAGGTAAAGATACACAAGACGGAGGAGGAAGCCCGGAACTACAATATAAAGCACTCGGATATGTTGGGCAAGCAACTAAAGAAGGCAAGGGAGAACCCAGTACAGGCGGCTAGATCGCGTACCCAGTTTGATAGACTACTTGGTCTGTCAAAACCAAAGCAAAAAACCGACCCGAGCAATACCGCTAAGGGTCTACAGAACGAATTAAAGGACTACTAACATGGCAGACTACAAAGGTATAGCGGGCGCATTTAGCAAAGCAGGTGCCGCTCTGACAGACTCAGCACAAGGCACTCAATTCTACAAGGAGGCACTGGACCGAGAGAAAGAGGAGCGTGCCCGGGAGTTTGCTCTCGATCAGCTTGCGGAGAAGAAGAAGCAACTAGATAATGAGAATGCCAAGCAATCTCTGAATAGTTTGGTGCAGGCTTTCGGAGCTAAGTTGCAGGGCATACAAAGCGACCCACTAAACATTAATCCTGGACATACTGATGCTATAATGGCGGAAGGCCAAGCTCTTTTGAACCAAGTAGTTAGTAACACAGCACTCTCAGATGTAGATAAGCAGTACGCGGCTGCTATTATGAATGCGTATAGGCCACAGATGCAGGCTATTGCGGACAGTGGGGTGATTAATACTATAACTAAGACGGAGAATAGTATTCTAGGCGCCGAGAACTTAACTGAAGCTCAGCTTTTTAAATTCTCACAGACACCCGCTGGTGCGGAGGCAATCAATACGGGCGAGCAAGCCTTTAGTGAGTTTACCTCCATACTACCTGAAGAAACATTACTTATTCCTGCCGGTCCTATGACGGATATTATACGGGCGTTACGTCCGAAGGAGGGCGAGGAGCCTATCGGTTCTTTTAAGCAGCTTATGGTAGACGATAATGCTATGGCTACTCAGCTTTTAAAGCAAGACCTATCTAAGTTTAAGACAATCAAGGCAAAGTCCCGGTTCATGCGTACAACCATGGAAGCCGACAGACAAAAAGTAAGCAATCAATTTACAGAACTACATGGTGACCTTCGTACTCTTTTCTCCGACGTAGATATGAGTGCCTTCGACGCAGTATTTGCACCTGAGAACTTATATGTGGATGAAGCAGGCGTCGTAAACTACCGCAAAGCTCCTGTTGACGTAGTGTACGAGCAGCTAAGACCAATTGCCAGTAGAATAGAAAGCGGGGATTTAAAGTTAGAAAGCCTTATTCGTCTGCGTCGCCAAGCCAATGACCTTGAGGCAAGGTTTCCTAGTTCAGGCCTACCTACCGTTATTGCAGAAGCCTTGTCCCAAGAACTGGGGACTGTGGCAGGCGATGCGGTGGCTGAGGCTGCGGAGAGTACAACGCAGGACAAGCTAGATGCCTTGGATAATTACCTAGCAAATAGAAAGACGTTTGGTAGACTACAGTTTCAAAGTCCATCTCAAGATCCGGCGGTAGCGAACTGGTTCTCCTACCTAAATACCTTGGACGGTACGGAAGAACAAGAGGAGGAGTTGGCACTAGCTAGACAACTGGGTGAGTTTCCAACGGAAGTTTACGACTCCGCCAAAGAGCAGTTCGACCAATACTCTGCCCTTAGCCAGGAGATGGGAGGGCGGAATGCGCAGGAAGCCATTCGTCGTACGGTGCAATCCATCTGGAGAAAAGATGATGAGATAGAGTTGCTAGAGATGAAGAAAAAGCAACTCGATATGATGTTTACTAAGGCAGTGGCTGTTCAACCGGAGGAAGCTGGGTTCTACGCCCTAGCGGAAGGCAGTGTCACGCAAGCGCTAGAACAAAGGAAGTTTGGCTTGCACGAAATTTACTTAGGCTACCTTCGAGGGGTCCTCGAGGGGGGAGAGGGTGCAGATCCTAAGATGTTGATGCTCGACCTAATAGGGAAGACAACAGATCCATCTACCTTGAATCAATCTCAGTTGATAAAAGCGGGCGAAGACCCTTCTTTCCAGGATATTAAAACCCTCTTCATGGCCAACGCCCTTGACCTAGACATAATGATGCGGGCAGAGGGTATAGGGGACAGGGGGGAGGTACTTAAGGCCGCACTAGACGACTTCGATGATATACTAGAGACGATGGAACTACGTCTACAAGGGGAAGTACCGGGAAAACAAATGACTAGGATTCAACAGGGCTTCAAGATATTTGGTCTTGAAACTCGTGACGCCCTTTTCGACTCTGAACTACAGGTAGCGTACCTACTAACACAAATTTTATAATGTCAAAGCGCGACTATCAATACGAAGCAGGGGGCATGGAATGGCTCTACAATTCTGTCTTTCCTTTACAGCAAGCAGTATACCGGGGAATCCGCGTGGCGCAAGACGACGAGGTAGACTTTTGGGATAAGGAAGGCTTTGGCGATATGTCTCTAATTCCTATACTTGGTCTGTGGGATGACGAGCGACACGACGTCAGCGTCGAGGAAATGAAGAAGAGGGTAGGCGTAAAAGGTGGTGGCTTCTGGAAAGATTTCGGCACTGCGGTCCTTACTGATCCCATGACATACATGAGTGTAGGAGCTGCACCCCTAATGAAGCTAATTTACGGGGGAACTAAAGCGATGCGTACTACTGCACTATCAAGTCATCTAAGTAAAGTAGGAATAAGTGCCAAAGCCATAGCTGACGGCTCGGCCAAAATAAGTAATAAGGCACTACTTGAGTCTATCGAGCAAGTACTAAAGAAACCGAAGTTAGGTATGGGCAAGGGAGGCAAGAAGTTGTTTTGGCAACGACGTGCACTGAAGAAGGCGAGAAAGGAAATCATTAGAAACCTGGAGTCGGGTGCAATTAAAGGTGGGGACGATTTTCTAAAGGCATCACAGGTAGCACGGAAGCAGGACGTATTCCTTGGTCTTCCTTTTGGTATGGGACCACGCGGAATGCGTCTTGTAATGGATACTGACAAACGCTTTTGGACATCGTACTTGGCTAGTTCGGGAAAGGGCGCTGTTAAAAGCGCGGCGGCTCCTGTTATTAGAGCGACGGCCCCTGCATTCGCAGGTATAGCCGGCCGCTTCCCTAGTATAGGTAACACATTTGCTCGGGCACACGAAATGGGTAAGGTGGCTCGTGACTTGGGTGGAATAGGGTGGGCTAAGACGGGAGGCGTAGTAGCCGGTCATCTTGGTGCCGCGGCAGGTGGCTTTAAGGGAGGACGTTTCTCAGAAACAATGACAACATCAAACTTAGATCCTTCTAAGATGGCGAAGTTACAAGAGAAACTGTACACAGAAGCCAACAACTTGTTCAACGGTCTAATGAATCCAGAGACGGGAGCAAGTAGGCAGATACGTTCGGTAATTAAAGATTTTAAAACCGTAATAGGGAAGGAAGGAAGGGAGGGGTACAAGCGTGCTTTTCTTAAGGCAGTTGAAAATAAGTTTGGGGCTAATCCTACCTCAATAGCACAGCCGGCATTAGGTTCTGAGCTACTCGATGAAAAGTTTAGTAAGTATATGCAGGCGTTACTGGGTCCTATGTCAGCAGAAGACCTGGCAAAGATAGGTCCCGATGATATTGCAGAAATTATAAACGGCAACGTACACCGTTTTCGTAGGGAATGGAAGAATGCGAGCAAGGCGATGGCTGACTCCTTCGACAAGATAGTAGATTCTTCACACGGTAAGTTTAAGAAAGAGCTTACGGACAGTGAGTTAAACTTTTACAAGGTAGGACGCAAAACTAAACAACTAGGTTCAAAGGTATTTAAGGCGTCGTTGGATATTGCGGAGTTAGATGAGGCCAATAGAGCGTTAAACGTACTAAAGACACAGTCAACGAATCAACTACTATCCGTTGGACAGAAGCTTATGGGAATGCAGGTAGAGGATGCCGTTAAGATGGGCATGGACCCCGAGAAATTTGAATCCTTTATGATGGGAGTGGCACAAGGAACGCCACGCATGGAGGAGATAACTCAATTTATTAAGCTAATGAACGGGGGCGAATTATCTCCGGAGGACTACACTAAGGTAGCATCCTCACTGGACAACTTCTTGCACCGCATGACTAGTCTGATAGATACAGGCACCATTCAAGCAGGAAGCGGCCGGGATACTGAAGTGTGGCGAGAGCTAGTGGCCGAGCTAGGTACTCGCTTTGGCAAAAACATTAAGTACGACGACTTTGACTACACCTCTCCTTTTGCTCGGAACCGGTGGGCTCCACCGATAAATAGGTCCGATGCCATGCCGGGCATAGAGAAGAACAAAATAGTAGTACCAAAGGAAGGTGGAAAGCATAGAGGTAAAATGCTAGGTGAGCTTACTGATGACGAACTACTTGAAGTCAGTGAGAAACTAAGTTCTAAAATGCCTAGTGCGGATCTGACCCCAGCCAAGTTAGATAAGTTCTACGCAGGAAACCCGGCAATACGTTCTCTCCAAAATAAATTAGGTCTTAATAGTGACAGCATGCATCGACTATTAGTAAAATCGCAGACGGGATCGCCTACCTATGCGATGCAGTATTCGGGTATACCCGGCACGAAGCCAAGAAACTTAGGAAAAATTTCAGCCGAAGATACTGTCGAACTACAGAAACTAGCCAAGGGAGAAATTGCACCCAAATTAGCAAAGGACAAACGTAAACTTCCCACCTGGGCAAAGGTACTTGGAGATGACATAGAGGAAATTCAGAAGTGGCGGGCCGCAGGTACTGAAAGAGTACGTAAGAATGTAGAGGGGCGTGCGGCAAAGGACCTAGAAGTAGGCACTGCTCGGATACCCGGCGAGATACGTGGAAAGAGTCGGACTACAGGCAAGGAGGTAGAACTAAACGATCTTGGTCTTGCCGTAGGTAGGCTGAGGGCAATCTCCTCAGAGTTGAAGCGCATCTCTTCCTTAGATGATGCATCAATCGGACCGAGCTTTATACGTGAACTAGAAAGCAGTCTTGAATTTGTAAGTAAAACGTGGGACGAAGCTACCTATACCATTCTTAAGCCGAAAGGCGCCACCCAGTACATAGATTCCATACGTAAGATTCAGCGTGCTACCTTGATAAAGGCAGTAGAGCACGGGAACTTTAAGCTAGGCATGCCTTTCGCCTACGTTGGCCGTATCTTCTCTAATGCGGACAGTGCAACTCTAAGGGAGATGGTAGTACGTGCCGGCAAGGAAGAGGAAGTACAAGCTATCATTCCTATGTTAAGTAGTAACCTTAAACGAAACTGGGATAGCGCCACATTGGAGGAGTTGAACGACTTCTACTATGCAGTAAAGGCAGGCACACACGGAGAAAGCAAAGCGGTCAACGAGTTTGCTAAGGCTTTCGAGAAAGCATCCGCAAAGGTTGGGTTTGAGTTGAGTAGTAAGAACAATAAATTTGTAGATACCTTGTTCCACCCCACTGTACACCGGCATGCGCAGTCTCTCAAGGAGACAGTTAATATTGGCTACTCAACAAGAGCACTGGAGGCGATAACAGAATCTAATTCGGGTTGGGCCGGCAAAATCATTGGTCACGTTAGAGACGGCAAGGAGCATATCTTCGGTACAAGTAAGAAGACACGCTCTAAGATAGAGGACTTCGAGACGACAATAGGCATTGAGATAAAAAATATCACAGATCAAAGTACGGGTATTCTCGTAGAAGAAATGAGTGGAAAACTTCGCTTCTTACCTATGAATTCTCTTACGGAAGGAGGATACAAAGGAATTCTTCTAGATGAGGGCGACAACATCGGCGCCGTACTTGGACTACGAGCAACGAAGGGCGCCCTTACGAATGGTGAAGTACTAGCACATAGACTAAGTACAGGAAAACTAAAAGACATAGCAGGAAAAAACCTGGTCTTTGGACAGGAGGAGGTGATTAATGGTGTGTTTAATTCCATGGCCCAAATTCATAGGCACAGTGGCGAGTTCGGCATAATGATGGACCACCTACAGTTTATGATTAAGAAGTTCCAAACTGTCCTACGTCCTGCTTTCACTGTTGCTAACATCGCCTCCCTGCCCTCTCAGCTTGCGGTTATTGGAGTCAAACCACTAGAGGCAATGGGCGCAATGGCAGACTCGTTCCGTTTCCTTTCAACGGATATGAAAACAATCGGGCGATACGAAAGAACAGGGCTACACGCAGGCTCAAAGAAAGGATTCTTTTCCACGTCAGATAAGAATATTAACCTACGCTTCTTGGAGGACGTAGATAATATAGGACTAGATCAGATTGCTAAGCTAACGCCGGAAGAACTGTTCGCCAAATACGGGGACGACTTTACTCTAGGGGAAATGGAGTGGCACATGGGGAACGGCATGGTCTTATCTATGGAGGATATGGTTGAGTCTTGGTCTAAAACTAATATGTTCAGTAACTTTACACGTGAGGGACTTATAGGCAACCAAGGTGTAACGTATGCAACCATTCAGATTTGGAACCGGGCACTAGGAAAAGGAGGTTCGGGCACCAGACTTTCGAAGATGGCTGAACTAGGTAAGAAAGTACCTATCGTAGGAAAACCTATCGTAGGAGCAGGTGCTTGGTATGGGCGGAACGTAACTAGGATGGCCGAAGCTTCTGAAGTTTTTGTTCGTCTGACTGCGTACTTTGCTGAACTTCGTATGGGCAAGACTATGATGGAAGCCGCCGAGAATGCCAAGATTGCGGCAGTTGATTACTCAAACCTATCTCACTTTGAACGTACTGTACTGAAGCGTCTCATACCTTACTACACTTTCCCTCGTCACTTCCTTCCTGCGGCGGGCAGGTGGTACGCAGAAGCACCGAGTCGAGTAGCAACTCAAGCGCACCTGATTAACGAGGGGCCGTGGAGAGAGGAGAGAGGTAGGTTGATGTTCGATGTCAATGCTTTTGGTAATCAGTACACAATGGACGCGACGAGAATGCTGCCACATCTTGAGGCACTTAAGACATTGGAGACAGCGGCGGAAATATTTATGGATGTAGGAGACAAGCTGCCTATTGGCCTACCTTTCCTTGAGTCCGGGGTTGTAAGTAGGCGCGAGAAATTAAAGCAAGGCACACCTTTCCCTATGACAGCCGGTTCCCTGCTTGCTACAGGAATGGTCGCGATTTCCGGGGACATGGATGAGTCTTCGTTCTCTGAGCTAGCCGATGCCTTTTGGGTTAATCGCTTCGTCTTCTCAGATGATGATGAAGATCCACTCGGCGAGGAAACTTACCTAACTAAGTTCCGCAAGCTAATGGTACCTGTTCGGGACAAGGACCCGGAGCAGGAGAGAGCTATGGTTCGACGCCGACTTCGACTAATGACTAAGAGGGTAGAGAATAGAATTGCCCGAGCTACTGCAGACCAGGACTGGGAAGAAAGAGACTCCTTAATGAAAGAAAAGGTACGTCTTGTTAAGATAGCACGTAATCAACTAGTAGACATAACAACTAGCGAGATTAAAAGATGAGATACCTCTTACTAATCCTACTCTTATCAGGCTGTGCCGTTCCGACACGCATAGCGGAGGCACACCAAGCCGACTACGATAAGCACGAACTGACCTCAGAGCAGAAGTGGGATAAGATATATGCAGAGGTCACCAAATGAGATACTTCCTATTCCTATTACTCATGTCATCTTGTAGTTCATTAACTCCAAGCTTACCTAATATGTCTACATCTATTGGTTCTTCTACACCGACCACCGCTGTTGGTGCTGTGATGAAGGAGACTACGGATAATATATGGCAATGGGTCATACTTAGTATCGTCCTCGTGATGTTTTTCCCAAGCATGAGAGAACCAATTCGTGCTTTCCTATCAGCATTATTTACAGTATTGAGGCTACCGCTCGATCATATAATTATGCTTTACAACCAAAAGTTTAAGAATGGCAAAGAAGAAAACTAAAGACTACATACCGTCCGAGGAGGCAACCAAGATTATTGAGGAACAAGAAGCACCATATAAAGTGCCTCCTCCTCCTAACGGTAATGGAGATAAGGCAGCTAAGGAAGCACAACTACTAGGCTCTACTAAGGAGGCGATCCAGTTGCGTATGGCTGAGATTCGTGGTGAGCTGCTACTACGCAAGGCGGAGTTGCAAGGTAGGATACGGGAGATTAAAGCAACTGAGTCAGCTAAGGAAGTGGGAGGCAAACACCTCGCAAAATTTGGCGCATTCTATTTGTGCCTATTAGTTTTGGCCTTCCTCTTCTCTGTGCAGTTCACTAACGGAGAAAACTTAGCGATAGTAGCCACATTGATTACACTAGTAGTCACTCAAATATCTTCTATCTTGAAAGGTATTACCGACGTAGCTGAGAAGCGCGACCCCACCGAACTTATGCACGACATTGTGCAACAACAACTAGAGAATGAACATGAAGAAAAGAAGTAAACTCTTGGCCATTGCCGCCGCCCTCACTATGCTCGCACTCCTATGTGGATCGTGTGCAGTTCCGGTCCCGCTAATGATACCTATAGCGGACATCGAACCTCCTCCTCCTATAATTACAGAACCTTTCTTTGTATAATGCCCAAGACTCAAGAACAAATGGTCGGCAAATTCTTGCAGGCTGTCACCTCCCTTTCCCTAGCATTGGTAGGCTTCATAGCTATCAGTGCGCTAGATAAAATCTCAGACCTAGATGAAAAACTTAATACCCATATCGTGGCGAGCGAACATCGCATCACTATACTCGAACATCGTCCGCAAGACTAAAAGATTTGTGCAGAAATGTAGAAATAAAATTCATGCTTGGTCGATGAGAAATAAGTAATGAAGGTACTAGGAATAGACCCAGGCTACCGCAACCTCGGACTCACGGTTGTTGACCTTAACTCTATGACTATACTACATTCAGAAAATATGACAGTCGGGCACTCCGATAACATCATATCGTTCGTAAAATTTTTATACCCGAAGCTTACCCAACTACATAAGGAGTATAACTTTGCGGGCATAGGGGCGGAGTCACCGCCTTTCATCATGCGCCAGATCAAGACAACCGCCGGCCTTTGGTCTGTGGTTTCTATCATCATGTCGTGGGCTTTCGGGCGGGACATTCCTTTCCGTCACGCATCTCCCATCTCGCTTAAGCGTGCGGTTGTAAAGTACAACGGGGACGTTTGGGATAAAAAGAAGATACCAAAGAAAGCTGAGGTTAAGGTAGTAATTAAAAAACTATACGGTACCTGCTGTAAGACATCACACGAAGACGATGCTGCACTAGCTGCCGTCGCAACCTTCGGAGAGATACATGCCCCAACCTAAGCCACAACCCACACCTAGATTGAAGAAGCTAGACACACCCGAGGAGCTGGCCACCGCCCGCTTTGGTAAGACTGACGGCCTAGCTATTGTCCAGCAGACCACGCTGGAACTTGCCGAACACTACGCCAAAAGATTTGAGTTGGATGTAAATGATTCGGAAGTATGTTTGATAACCTCTGCTCTCGCGTTTACACGACACAAAGAATTCCTGTTATTTGTAGAGTGTGAGCGTGATTTGCAGCGGCGAGTACTTGAACATCCTAGTGCGGGGTACGGAGAGGTATTGTTCTCCCTTACTAGAACGGGGGCGCACAACGACATCCATAAGGAGATCGACCGCCTCCACCTTCGCGCCAACAAGTACATCAAGGAACTAAAAGTATTACAACGTGAGAACACTGACCATAATAAGCGTAGCTAACGACGACCAAGACGTCACAAAATTCGACAGTCAGTCAGTTAGTTGGGACGTTGTTGAACATAAAATTTTAAACACGCGCGGCGGTATCTATGAGAAGCACGCGGTAAAAAACTACGCAATGCAGAGCGCAAAGGGCGACTACATCCTGTGGACGGACAGCTACTGCACCAACCCCAACATACACACCATCGACGTCACTAGCTACGACAGTCTGTGGACGTTGAAAGACCACCTGAACTCACACCCTGCACGCGCCTCAATGTTCATCGTGCCCACTGCCGAGCAGAAGCTAGTGGCGTGGCGCAACATTCCTGCAGCCGACTACGACGTACGGCTACGGCTCTTGGACATGGGGTGCTCACCCCTCATACTCGAGGCCAGGGGTGGTAGCAGGGTTTGGCTAGACAACGCGCTCAGCATTCGGGACGCCTATCGACATCGTGAGACGCTTCCTCGTGAGTGGTAAGGGGTTCGACCAACCACCTAGCCAACTCCGGATTGTCCACTAGTGTAGCCCACAGCACCTGCGACAGGGCGTAGACAGCGTGGTGCCGTACGTTCAGCCCGAGCAGGTCGTCAATGCCGTGTATCAACTCATGCAGGAAGGTAATGCGTAGCTTGTGTCCCTCTGCCTTGTCGTTGAGCAGGATAGACCCCTCTGCTCCGTCCCATTCTCCCCAAACGTCGTCGCGCTCAGAGGTTACGTTGATTGGAATCTCAGTTCCGAGTACGTGAATGGTGGTGGGGCACTGCATACCTTAGTATAGAGCGCCCCACCTGTCTTAGCCCATCGCTTTGCAGGCTTTCTTGAATGGGCAGTAGCCGGGCTTGCCACCCCTACCACAGAAGAAGTTGGCCTCTGCTCCGTGTCGGATAAGGAACTCCGGACCTGGGTCTTGCAGTTGGGTGGCACTATCGAACGCTCGCTTGAGGCGCTCGACTTCTTTCATTAGGGTACTAGGTGCTATGAACCTAGGCATGAGGGGTTGCATCAAGCTGTCCCTGTTTATCCCTGCGAGGATCGCGCCACTACCTAGAGTGCCCAACGCCTCAGTATATACAGCAAGCTGAGCTAGGTAGCCGAAGCCATCCACTGCTCTACTGTAATCAGCCTTGGAGTGTTTCCTGTACGAGAAGCCACCCATTGTCTTGAAGTCAACAAGCATCTTGGGTTGGTCATTCACTACGGAATCGGGTAGGTACTTACGTGCCTCCTCCTCATCAGTAATGGAGATGAACATATCGACATGCCCACTCTGATTGAAGTGCGTCGGCTCTTTGACCCACCACTCGGGCAAGTCTACTGCTTTCTCAGTCTCAACCTTGAACCCAAAGGGCATGGCTGACTTGACTGCGGCGTACGATACCTCGTGCAACAGGTGTCCTACCGCAAAGGTAGGCCCTATGTTATCAGGCATCTTACCCGGCTCATCACCGGCAAGGAAGTGGTAGCTTTGTCTAGCGCAAGATAGGAAAGCGGAAGGACGTATGACGTGTGACTCGTTACGTCGTGTCAAGGATTCTAGTATTGACTCGCTCGAATTCTTTACGGCTTCGGCGGCTATATCTTTATCCATATTGTGGACTGACATCCCGTCGTGCCATACGGCAGCGAGAAATCTAGACCAGTCGGGGTATTTAGTTTGGGGTTTCGAGAGCATTGACTATATCTTTTACGGAGTAATCGGTTTGGAAGGGCTTGGTTAAGCCGTGAATGTAAATGACCGCCTTGTCGTCGCGGTCATAGTGGGTTGTTACTGAGGAGATTTGGCTGATGTTAATCGCACGCCACTCTCTGTCCTGTAGGACTAGGAACGATGTGTTATCTGACAGTATCACGAAGGGTTTTTCTATCATGTTATTAAAGGGAAAGAGGGACAACCGAAGTTGCCCCTCAATTACCAAGAGAATTAGTTACTTGGAGTAAACTTGAAGTCTGCCCAAGCACCGTAGTCTCCGTCTTCATGTGAGACGAATACATCTACGGTTTGACCTACCATATCACGAGGAGTCTTAGTAACTGCCTCGCTCTTGTCCGGCCATAGAGCCTTGATTAACTTCATGTAAGTTGAACGAGCGTGGTTGTTGTCCTTGTAATTAAGATACGTAGACAACTCGCCGTCCTTGGAAGGACACTCGAACTTAACACGCAAGCGTGCTTTAACGCCTTTAGCTTTACCAAACTCGTTCGGCTCGTAAGCTTCAACGTCTTTGATTAGGCAGGCAGGGTATGTTCCTTCAGCGGCCAATGGCTTCTTGCCATCAAACTCATCTGCGGAAACGGTGGAATTAAGAATTGAATCTGCGTCGAATTCTGACATAGGATTATGTTTCTTTAGGGTTAGTAGTTGAACCTTCAAGTGGGCGAGGCCCACGATCCAGGTTAGAAAGTAAAGTGAAGAGGTCAAGGTTATTCTCAGACGCCAATGGCTTGGCCCTAAGAAGTTTCTCAACCGCCCCCGCAAGAGCTTCCTTGTCTCGCGGTGGTCTGTCTGCCATCTCCGATAGCATCTCGCGCACTTGCGCATCGATTTGGTCTGTAATCTTTTTCATTATGTATCTCCCCACGTCTCGCCGTAGGTAGCTTCAGCAGTAAATGATACCCTCCCCAGTGCCCCGGGAAAAGCTTTATTTGCACAATCTTCCATGATTTCTTTGAGCTGATTGCGGTGGTCACCCTCCACTAGTATCTCATCGTGAACGGATAACATCAGTGGTAGCCCGGCCTCGTGTGCCCCGACTATGGCGTGCCTAATTAACTCGGCCGCCGTGCCCTGCACCACCACACTGATTGAGGGACGTGTGCTATCGTCGCCGGCGAACACCCTTGTCCTACCTGACAACGTCCGCACTATGCCGAACGTCTCAGCCTGTCGCCATACCCCCTCCATCCAAGCGGACAAGTGGGGTAGGTTGCGTTTGTACTCAGAGAGAAACCTATTGGCCTCATCGTAGTCTGACTTAAGTTCAATGGCCAGGCGTCGTGCCCCCATGCCGTTGAGGATACCGAAGTTAACAGCTTTGGCTTTGTATCGTTCGTCGGGTGTAATGTCCTCCACCTTCTTGCCTAGCATCTTGGCGGCTACCTCAGTATGTGGGTCGCCACCATTGGCGAACGCGTCGAGTAGTGTGGGTTCATCCGCCATAGCTGCAGCCACACGCAGCTCGACCTGCGAGTAGTCGCACGCCGTGACCCCTGTCCCACTGACCGATGTCATGCACCGACGCAGTGATTTACCTAGTGCACCACGCTTGGGTATCTGCTGTAGGTTGGGCTTGGAGCAGGAGAACCTACCCGTAACTGTCCCCGATATATTTGTTTGGGGGTACAGTACGCCATTCCTAGCTATCTTGGGTAGCGGCTTGAGGAACGATGAGTCAAGCTTAATCGCCTTGCGATACGCCAGTACCTTGGCAGCTAGGTCGTCGCCCTTGTCCGCCATACGTTGCAGTACTAACTTGGACGTACTCACGTTGCCTTTGTCCGTGATGGGTAGCTTCCTACCTTTGCTCATTAGGAACGCGGCCACTTGCTTGGGCGAATTAGGGTCGCCCTCCATGCCTACATCTCGTAGCTCTTGCAAGGTTTTATCTACGATGCCGAGTAGTTCGGCGTGCGCCTTGCTTAGACGATCGCCCAACAGCCGGACACCTCTGCTCTCCATACTGTAGATAGCTTGACCTACTCGCATGTCCAACTCCATGTTGGGTTGCCAGTTAATCTTCTGATACATGATGTCCGTGAACCTCACGTCATCGACCAAGTAGTCGGTCAGCTCCGCTTTGTCCATATACGCAATCTGCCCCTTCTTCAGCGCATCGGGTGTCTCTATCTTGGGGTACCCTAGTCGCTTGGCTATGCTATCCATGCCTATACGTGATGACGTATTGATGAAGTAACTACCGAGCATGGTATCCGTATAGCCTGCCGGCGTTAAGTTAAGGGCGTGCATGTCGAACAACAGGTTGTGTCCTATCAAGTGCATCTGCTCTACGATGGGGCGTGCCCACTCATCGAACTCGCGCCGACTAATGACAAAGCAATGCCCTGTACCTTGAGGCATGAGCCCAATCCAATGCGCACCATGTGGTGCATCAGTACCTATCACGTCGAGCCCGTCTGTCTCCGTATCTAGTACCCACTTGCGCTGTGGGTCTGCGTTGACTAATGCTTCAAGCCTTTCCTTAGTCAGTTCTATCATAGTGGTAACCTCGCTTTAAGTGTTATCGGAATGTGAACACGCTTCCGTGCTCGTGTCAGCATAACATAGAGTAGCCTCAATGTTTCTGCATCTCGTGTTGCCAATCGTTCAAGGGCAATCTTAGACCACGGTAGTAAGTACACGTCGTCAGCCTCTGCTCCCTTGGCGGCGTGCCCTGTAGACAGCACCAACTCAGTATCAGCATCAGCAACCTTGGGTACTATGCCTGTATTGCTAAGGTTCCAAGACTTGAACGCCTTGCCTACCGTGTATCTTGAGTAGCCAAGCACTAGCCCACGCCTCGGTGGTACTACTGCATCCCACCCTAGTATCGTTGTTGCATGGTCAGCACGAAACATACTGGCCGGCCTGTCGTAGTAACTGCTCAGCACTCGTGATGCCACACTAGCTACGTTGTCCCCAACACGCCAACCCTTACTGAGTACACGTGTCTCGGTTGCGGCAACCCATACCGGAGGGAGTTGGTTGCCTGTCATGCCCTTGCTCTGCCCGAAGATAGCCTGCCCGGGATCGCCGTACGCCTCGATGCGACCACCGATACTCAGTAGCCCCTGCGCCGCACGCAGTTCTAGCCACGACATATCCTGTGCCTCATCAATGACAAGCAAGTCAACCTGCTCATCGGGATGTATGGGACAGCCCGCCGCCACCCACCTTGCAACAGGCAGGAGAAACTTGAGTGCACCCTTGGCTTGCTCTGCATCTAGGTCGAAGGGGGGTGCACCTTCTCGCCATGCGTGCAACCGCTTGGACATCTCGTCGTACCTATCAATGGCTTTCTTGCCGGGCGCATCCTTCACATATTGTTCAAGGGCAGGGTCGAATATGTGATTGACCCTACGCTTTCCGTACGTCACGTTCTTAGTAGAACCCATCGGCTTTGTCTTAGCAAATGGCGAGACGTAGTTCCACGTCAGCGAGTAGATTGTTCCTGCCTCAATGTCGGGGGCACGTTGTTGCAGTACGTGAGCGGCGTCGTTCGTGTAAGTTACTACCGCCGAACGCTCACCCCACGTTGCTGAACTATCTACAATCGTGCGTGTCTTGCCTGTACCTGGAGCACCATCGACTGCTAGTAGCTCGGTCAATCTAAGAACTCCTTCGCATTCCGTGTCTTGGTTGCATACTTATACGTATGCGGTTCGATTAGGAAGTCAGTCAATGTAAGGAACTTACGTAATGAGAACGGGGTGTGAGGCAACATGTACTTGTGTACCTCTTGCATTGTTTTCATGTCGTCTAGCATATCGTAGTCCACGAAGAACGCACCATCCATCGTCGCACTGTCGAGATGTGCTTGACTGATGTCCAGTAAGTCGGGGTCTTCCTCGAACTTATCCATGCCACTGACCATGACTTCCTCTAGATCGCGTTGAACTACGAGCCACTTGCCCATGTCCTTTAGCTTATCGTAGTTGGCTATCAGGTCATACCCTGCAAACACTAGGGGAGCATCCTCCACCACGGAGAACACTTCCTCTAAATGTTCAGGGGGACAGAACCGCAACGGCTCATGCACTACGATAGCACCGTGTGACATTGCGTAAGTTCCGAGCCACGCTGTCCTACTACGAGGCAACCCCGTAATAAAAGTTACATTACTCATCATTCAGTTCCTTGGTTATTTGCTTGCGGAGCTGATGCCATA